ATACTAATATAATTAGTGTCATCATTTTCTAATAATGCTGGCGCTGCATTGTAGTGTATTTTATATGCGAATGTATCACTCGGCGTTGGTGATACAATAATAGATCCAGAGTTTGATGAGCTTTCTCCAGTTGCTCCTGTATCTAGCATTGCATAATATTTTGGTGTCCCAGTAGATGTTGTTGCTGAAATATATTCCTCTAAAAATGTAATATCTCTTTTTTCTAAATATACATTAGCACCAGTAAAAGTAGATCCAGTTGCAGTATAAACCTGCACTGCTCTAATAAATACAGCTCCTGCTGGCACAGTTACAGTGCCTGTTCCAGCTGTAAAATTACCTGTAGATGTTTTTCTGTCAGCATCTATAGGTACATCTCTAAAAATTCTGTATTGTGCATTTAATATTATATTTTCTAATACACTGTCTGATAATACAGTTGAGTCTACTTCTGTGTAACTTCTTATCTGTGTTTTTAATCCTGATGCACTTAATCCTGCCATACTATGCTGTCAACGTTGCCGGACCAGCCGAACAATTGTTGCCTCCTCCTGATACTCCACCACTTGTAGCAGTATCTGTGTCTACAGTAAAGTGATAGAAATCTGTTGTGTTAGTTATATTACCACTAGAATCTCGTTTGCCAACTGTTATCGAGTAACCAGCGGATTTTGCTATGTTTGCCCCTGTAATGCCATCAAAATTTACAGGATTATTAAATGAAGCTGAAGTTGATGGAGCGCCTCTAAATCTAACAGTATCACTTGTAGATCTACCGTGAGATTTTTCAAATACATTTATTATACCAGATGAGGCTGATATAGTTTCAAAAGGATCAGGACCTAATATTGCAATAACTTCATTTTCAGTTCTATCAACTCTAGCGTTTAATAATCCTTCAGCATCAGCGCTTCTTGCTCTTAATTCTAACTGAGGATGTTTTTCTTCATACTCTGTTCTATGCACAAAAGATCCGTTCCATTCTTTCATCATTTCAGTGTATGGAAACTCCATTCCTGATCTATCTGAAATCGCTTTTGAATATTTTCCTCTTGCCATTATGCTCCTGGGTAATAAGTTTTAGGTGTTATGTGAACGCTAGTTGAAGAACCATCTTCTGATAATGCTCTTTGAAGTTCATCTTCATAATATAATTTCATAGCTTGCACTCTTTCTGGTGCAAATTTTTGTGCTAAATAAAAAGCCAACCCTGAAACCATGCAAGGTACAAATCTAAACGGGACGTCTGTTGCATCGGTATATGTAGAGTCAGCGTCTTGTATTCTTTTTACAAAAAAGATATGCATATCTTTTGAGGCCGCTGTTGAGTCTGGGCACGGGTAAATAGTAACAGTTGTTTTATCTACAAATCTTTGAACAAAATATTGAGAAGGAGTCCCTTTAGATAATTTATTTGATAAAGCAGAATACGTAGATCTATCTATTTTAGTCATAGGAGAATCTGCTTGTGTAGTTTGTGTTCTATTTTGTCTAAAAGTTGCTTCTAAAACATCAGCAAGACCAAATGTAGAGGTTCCACTTGTACCACCAACAGTAACTGCTGATGTGCCATCAGCACTAGATCTAAAAAAAGTATACTCTGCTTGACCTTCAATAAGATCAATATTTGTATCTCCTACTTCCCAATAATGTAAACCTCTATTACCCCACTCTTGAAATAAAATATTAAGAGATCTTCTTGCTGATCTTAGTTGATATCCAGAAGTTACTTGAGAACCAATACGTTCATATGCCTCTGCAATTATATCATCAACTGCAAAGCTCTTGTCAAAAGTAACTGTGCCGGAAGTTGTATTGGCCATCAGTTACCTCCTAATATGATTTTCTTAATTCTAATGTTATCGTGTAGTGATCGTGATTCGTGTGACCATGTGTTGTCAAATCAATATCACCAGTTATACCTGAGCCAGCATTATTTTTGATTCCACCAAAACTTCTAAAATCAAAATGCCCTGATACGGGTCCTGCTGCTGCACTACCACCAAGGACTAAAGCTACAACGTTAGAAGTAGCATCAAATTCTAGTGCTGCTCTTAATCCTCCAACATCATACCAAACTTGATCTATTGTAACTCTAGAACAAGTTTCACCTTGAGCGTTAGTATTTAAAGCTGATACGTCAACTTTTTTTACAGAACTTTCTCCTGTTCCATCTGAAATATTAGTAAGTTTGATTACTGCTCTTTTATCTGTGTCAATTATTGTTTGACTTGTTACTGCGTCTGCCATTTTTTTCTCCTGTTAGAGAACGGGGCCAAAGCCCCGCTCTAATTAAAGTTAATTATTAT